CGTAAGCGTACAGATGGCGTTATCGAAAGATTAAAGGCTCATCTAGCAGAGGTATCGTTGGTTACTTTTGGCGCATATGGAGATCTAGCAACTGTCAACGGTGTACGCTCTCAGGAGCCACTAGGCACACCTCGACTCGATGCAGCTAAGGCGATTTTAGATGCCATACAGCATCGTAAATAATCATCCTGACTGCGATGGCTACGCAGTCGTAAAAGACTCTAATAATGAGCTTATAGGCTGTCATCGGACAGAGGCGCAGGCGCAGGATCAATTAACGGCGGTAAATATAGCTGAGTATGGCGAAAGAGCTTTACCTGATAATTACAGACCTGCAGATAGTCCAGACGTCCCAGAGGGTCGTAACTGCGGTAACTGCGGTTTTAATGTCGATGGATACTGCATTAAATGGGATGCTGAAATCGCAGCTAACTTTTACTGTAATGCCTGGAAGGAAATGATTAAACGTCAGGAAAGCTATAAACCTACTGCAGCTATGAGAGCTGAGGCTCAACGCGGATTAGACTGGCGTAAAGAATATGGGCGCGGTGGTACAGCTGTAGGAATCGCTAGAGCGCGAGATATTGCAGGTGGTAAATCTTTACCTTTAGAGACTGTGTTACGGATGCGGTCTTTTTTTGCACGTCACGAAGTAGATAAAAAAGGTAAAGGCTTTAGTCCAGGAGAGGACGGCTACCCTAGTAATGGTCGCATCGCCTGGGCTTTATGGGGTGGAGATCCTGGTAAATCGTGGGCAGATAACATAGCTAAGAAAAACCAAAATAGGACAGATAGAGCCTTAGCAATACTAAAACTATTACGCAAAATATAGTAAGATATTCATAGAGTAAGACACCTCGATTTAACAGGTGCGACACCTCGCATAGTGCGACACCTCGCCACGTTACAGATCGACACCTCTACGACAAATAATTAACTTTTATTCTAGGAGAGTAAAACGTGGGAAATAACTTTTTAGATGGTCTACGCGAAAAGCGCGAGACTAAGACCTCTATGATCCAGACGATCGTAGACCGCGCCGCTGAGGAAACTCGCGACGTGACAGAGGTAGAGCTAGCTAATATCGAAGCTCTAAACCTCGAAGTAAAGAAGCTCGACGAAAGAATCGAGCAGATTTCAGATATGGAATTACGTAACGCTAAGGCCGCAGATCTAGCCGCTAAGGTAGATAGCACAAAGCCAGCTAGCGAAAAGCGCGAAGCTATCAAAGTAGTTAGCGAACCTGTTACATATTCCGAGCGCAGTGAGTACAGCTTCCTTAGTGATGCTGTAAAGGCGCACTTTAATACTGACGTAGCAGCATCTGATCGTATTCGCCGCCATCAGCAAGAAATGAATGTAGAGTACAGAGCTACATCGACTGGCGATTTTGGAGGCTTGGTCGTACCACAGTATCTAGTAGATCTATATGCTCCTAAGCTACGCGCTGGTCGTCCTTTTGCAGATGCTTCACGTAAGCACGTACTTCCTGCCCAGGGTATGTCAGTAGTACTGAGCTTGATCGGTACTGGTACCAATGTCGCAGCACAAACATCACAAAACACAGCGGCAGTAAGTCAAGATCCAGCTGATAGCACACTTACTATTAACGTAAATACTGTTGCTGGACAAAACAGTGTCTCTAAGCAAGCTCTACTACGTGGATATAACTTAGAGTCAATTATTATTAGCGATTTGCTACGTGCATATAACACAAAGCTAGACGATCTGCTACTAAATGGAACTGGAGCTAATGGTCAACCTCTAGGAATCCAGAGTATGACTACTGGAATTTTAGTTACTTACACCGCTACCACTGGTACAGTCGCAGGTGTTTTCCCTAAGATCGCAGATGCGATTCAGTCGATACAGTCCAATGTATTCGCATCACCTAACGCCGTAATAATGCATCCACGTCGCTTAGGCTTTTTCTTAAGTGGATTAGACGGTCAAAATCGTCCTCTAGTAGTTCCTACTGCATATAATCCAACTAATGCTATGGGAACTGGTGAGGGATACCCTAACTACGGTAATAACTCAGGTTATTCAATTCTTGGTCTACCAATTATCACAGACGCTAATATCACTACTACGGCTGGTACTGGTACAAATCAAGACACTATCCACGTCGTCGATCTAAATGAGTCTCATCTATTTGAGGAGGCTGGTAGTCCGACATACGTCACGTTCGAGGAACCAAATGGAAAGGTTGCGCTAAATATCGTTATGTATGGGATGTTCGCCTACACTTCTTTGAGGTACCCAAAAGCTTTCGCACAAATAAACGGAAGCGGTCTTAGCACACCTAGCTTTTAGTTAGTGCTAATAAATCATCTGGGAGGTTACGGCCTCCCAGTGGTTATAACCATCCAGGATCTAAGGGGCGTGCTATGAGTGATATTAGAAAACACTTTAGTAATGACCTATTCTCGAAAATACCTGTCCCTATTGACGATGAGGCTCCTGGATGGCTATAACTAACGGTTACACCACGCTTAACGCGATGAAAACTTTTTTAAGTATTGCAGATAGTACAGACGATACATTATTAGAGGGACTTATTGAGTCTGCCTCTCGCAGTATTGATCGCATCGCTAACAGACGATTTTATTTAGATGCTAACGCGTCAGCTCGTCAGTATCGCGCTTACAGCGAGATATTTACCTATGTTGATGATATTGGAACCAGTAGCAGTCTAGTAGTAAAGATAGACGACGATGGAGATGGCGTCTTTGAGACGACTCTTACTCTTAATACAGATTTCTTACTAGATCCTCTTACTGCCTCGTCTTTAGGTAGACCTTTTACTCAGCTGACAATGGTTAACACTACTTATGTCTGGCCTATATTCCCTGGACTGTTTAGTAATGGTCTGCGTCCAGGTGTTGAGGTTACTGCTAGATGGGGATGGCCTAGCGTTCCAGATGACATAGAGACGGCGTGCCAGATACTTACAGCTGACTTATATAAGCGTAAAGATTCTCCAGGCGGCATCTTAGGTCTAGGAGATCTAGGAGCTGTACGTATGAGTCCTCTAGGTCGAGACGTTACTGCGATGGTACGCGCTTATAAAAAAGAGGTCGTCGCTTAATGGTTCCATCGACAGTACGTGCTAATCTTAAAGCACGACTAGCAACTATTACAGGCTTAAAGACTTACGATTATATTCCAGACTCTGTCAACGTCCCAGGTGCAGTAGTAGGTCAGTTAGATCTTAATTTTGACGCCACCTTTAATCGTGGTTTTGATAACGCTACCTGTACAATACTTTTAATTGTAGGACGTATGAGCGAGTCAGCTGGACAGACAAAGCTAGACGGTTATCTAGCGTCAACAGGTTCTACCTCGGTAAAAGCCGCGATCGAGGCAGATGCAACACTTAGCGGCGCTGTCCAAACCCTGCGAGTAACATCCGCTACCGCTGGATCTGTACAGGTGGCTAGTATCGATTACCTTGCGTATCGGTATAATGTCGAAATGATCGGCTAAATAAAAGGAGAAATAAATGGCGATCTTTATGGGTAATAAAGTAGCTGTAGTCGCAGGCACTACAACTATTACCACTTTCGTTAGCGCGGTCAGCCTGTCGCGAGAAATCGATGCTGTAGAAATTACCGCTATGACTGACACAGTACAAAACCTAATCGGTGGTATTGAACGTCCTAGCGTTACGCTTGAAGTGTTCAACGATTTCGCTGCATCTAGCGTTAACTCAATTTTTGAGGATGCACTAGGATCAAAATTAGCTCTACAGCTAATTCCAGTCTCAGGCACTGTAACAGCGACTAACCCTCGCTACTCAATGTCTGTGTTGGTTTCACAATGGCAGCCCATTAATGGAAGTATCGATGCACCAATGTCTGCCAGTATCACACTTCCAGTAACTGCTCTTACTAAAGCTACATCTTAATTAACTAGAATAGGGGACATAAATGGCTACGCAATTAATTAGAGTAACTAAAAAAGACGGTAAAGAGGTAAATTACGAGCTTACGCCAGCGGCTAAGGTGGCTTTTGAAAGTCACTTTAAGACTGGATGGCGTAAGCGACTAATCGAGGAACAGCGTGAGTCTGATTTATGGTGGTTCGCTCATTATCTGATAACCGCTAAAGGTGAGACAACCGCTGCTCTTGATGACGATTTCTTAGGTCAATATAAAGACGTAGATTTTGTTATCGACTCAAAAAATGGATAGACCGACGCGGCGACATATGGGAGGTCGCAGCTGTGTCGGTAGCGACAAGTATCTCACCTAATGAGCTACTAAAATGCGACCCTGCTATATATGCAGCTATAAAGTTTATACTGCAGGAGCAGGCTCAGGCGCGTAATACATCGCGCACGATGAAAAGGAGGCGCTAGTGGCTAGAGCTAGTGAGTCCATACTAATCGCTGACTTTGATAAGTTAGTACGAGAGCTAAAGGCTATTAGTCCTCAATTACGAAAAGATTTTAATAAGGGACTAAATGAAGCTGTGAAGCCTATGCAGCAATTAGCTAAAACTTTTGTCCCTGGCACTATTCAGTATCAAGATCGCGACGTATTCGCGCAACAGCCGCCAGACTATTCATCGCCTGCCTGGATAAATGACAAGGTACATAGATCTAGGGATCCTCTACGCTGGACGTGGCAACCTGCCATAGTAGCTAGAGGTATAAAGATTAGACGCACTACTATTAATAAAACGCCTTTTGGATATAACAAAGTAGCAGTAGCAGCGCTAGCTCTAGTCAACAGTACCCCAGGAGGCGCTATTTACGAGCTAGCAGGATCTGGTAAAGAGACCTCGCAGGCTAAGACTAAAAGCGTGTCGCGTAACTATAAGGCTCAAGATGATTTTCGAATTTTCTTTCCTAAAGTAGCAGGCGCTCCAAAACGCCTTATTTATAAGGCTGAGGCCATCTTAGGCGATAAGGTTAGAAATGAAATCGCTAACGTAATAAATCAGCGATTACTTAAATTTGTTAGAGGTGTCCGCTGATGGTTATGGGTCGTAAAGAGGTAGCGGTTGATTTTATTACGCGCCTTAAAGATAAAGGCTTCAAGGATCTTGATAAAAGCACTAAGAAATCAATAAAGAGTCTACAAAAATTAGGACGCACTTTAGGCGTAGCCCTGACCGCGACCGCTGTCGTTGCTTTTGTAAAGAAATCTACTCAACAATTCGCAGAGCTTGAGAGATCGAGTAGAAAATTAGAGTCAGAGCTAAACACCTTAGGACTAGCTTTTGCTACTTCGCTAGCTACCGACTTTACTCGTAGCCTTGCTTTAGCTACTGGTACATCGCAAGATAAGTTAATACCATCACTACAAAAATTAGTCCAGACTACCTACACCTTAACAGATGCTCAAAAATTATTAGGTCTAGCAGTCGAGATAAGTGGGCGTAAAGGCTTAGAGCTAGAGCAAGTTACTAACGCTTTATCGCGAGCCTTTGTAGGCGACTTTAATGCCTTAGTAAAACTACGTATAGGTTTCGAAAAAGCTGAATTAGAGGGTAAAAACTTTCAAGACGTATTAACCGCTTTACAGGGTGAATTTGGCGTAAAACAGGCTGACACTTTTGCAGAAAAGATAGATAAATTAAAAGTAGCTTTTGAGGAGACTCAGGTAGCAATAGGTAGAGGTTTAATAAAAGGCTTAGAGGATTCTGGATTATCTATTGAGCAGACTCAGCAAAAGATGATAGAGCTAGGCGAAAAAATCGGAGAAGCTCTAGGTAAGGCTGCGGCAGCTGTATTGACCCTAGAAAATAGATTAGAGGATTTAGCTAGGAACCCTGTTATTAGGTTTTTGCTTGATGCTTTAGATGCCTTAATAGGTTTAGATCCTTTTGGGCCTGCAGCCAGAGCCGCAGAAAAAGAGACAGACGCTAGAGTACGCGCCGCTAACGCCTATACAAAGCAATTAGAGGCGCAAGGTAAATTAGTTAGACTAGCGGAAATCGAGGCAGGTTTAGCTAAAAAAAGAGCCGCGGAGATAGCTAGATTAAAGCGCGAGGAATTAAAGAGAGCTGCAGAAAAGAAGCGCAGCGCAGATATTGAAAAGTTACGTAATTCCATACAGTTTAAGTTCGATATAGATGCGATTAACTTACAGGCAGCGTTACGTCGTCAACTTTCACAGACAGACAGAGACCGCGTATTGCAATTATCAGCGCTAAAGATTTCTGATTATCAGACTGACGAGGAGGCTATTAAGACTCTGCAGGCTGCTACTCAGGGACGCTATGACGATGCGATGAACTTAGAAAAGGTTTTACAATTATTAAAAACGGCAGGCTTTGCATCAGATAAAGCATCTATAGATGCCTTAGCAGCTCTTAAACCAGATATTAAATTCACAGATAACCTAGACGATATTATTGCAAAACTAAAAGCAATTATCGAAGGTAAATACAGTATTAGCATAGGTGCGACTATTACAGTACCTAACATACCTACACCTGGAGGGTCTAGTAAGTCTGGCGGTCTGCCTCCTACTTTTGATCCAGGTGGATTTAGGAAAAAAGACGAGGATACGAGTAAGGATTTACTTCCACCGCCACCGCCAGTTATTAAACCTCCTTACATAGATTTACCTGGAGAGATAGGCGGCGAACCGTTCAAAACGCCTTTTGTACCTGATACAGGCAGATTTAGATTTTTTGAGGAGACAGGCGAAAGCGATAGACGGATGGGTCTACCATCGTTTTTTGATCCAGCAGGTTTTAGAGCTAGAGATGAAGGCATAACAGTAAATGTAAATGTCCAGGGATCAGTAGTAGCTCAAAATGATTTAGTAGCAGCTGTAACCGATGCTGTATATGCGACACAGCGGACAGGTAATAACTTAATCCTAGAGGCGATTTAATGACTACAGGCGCGGTATTTACCTGCACCATCGACTTTAGTAACGGTGCTAACTTCGACCCTAGCCTCGTATTGGATGATCCATCTACACCACTAGACCAGTCTGTATTAGGTACTAGCGCATCTGAAATCGTAGACGTAAGCCAATACGTGTTACGAGCTGGTATAAGACGAGCTTATAATCGTACCTCTGACACCTTCACCGCTGGTAATGCTGCAGTTCGTTTAATTGACGAGACAGGTTTATTTAATCCTGCCAATACGAGTAGCGCTCTATACGGAAAAATTTTACCAATGCGTAAGATACGTTTTATAGGTACGTTCGCAGGTACTGAATACGCCTTAGGATCTATGTATGTACAGTCCTGGAAATATACCTCACCTACTGGCTTTGACCCTGCCTTTGTAGATCTAAACTGCGTCGATGGTTTTCAGCTACTAAATCTGGCATCTATATCTACTGTTACAGGTGGTACGGCTGGACAGACGACAGCGCAGCGCATCACTAGCATTTTAGACGAGGCTGAGTGGCCTGGAGGTATGCGTGCTATATCTACGACCAGTACCACTACGGTACAGGCTGATACAGGCACTACTAGGACAGCTCTAGCAGCCTGTCAGACAGTCGAGGCTACGGATCTAGGAGCCTTTTATATAAATCAGCAAGGCTACGCCACCTTTAAGTCTAGGGACGACATAATTACAGCCTCTGGCGGTACTGCTACTGTTTTTAGCGACTCTGGTCTACCAGGGACTATTACATATCAAAAAGTAGCTTTTGATTTATCAGATTTTGGACTTATAAATAGCTGCACTGTTACACGCACTGGCGGTACACCTCAGACAGTAAATAACGTCGACAGTATAGATACATTTTTTAAGCATAGCCGTAACCGTACCTCTATAGCGCAGACTGATACAGATGCCTTAGATCAGGCGCTTATGATCGTCGCAAGTCGTCAAGAGGTAGGAGCAGACTTACGGCTAGAGGCTCTTACCCTAGATGCTTATGATGGCGCAGATGCAAACCGCGTGACTGCAGCGCTAGAGCTAGACGTCTATGATCCCATTACTGTTATACAGGTACTGCAAGGTGGTAACGTAGAGAGCGATACCGTAATTACTGGCGTAGCTTATGACATTACCCCTAAATCGTTTAACACTACTTTTACCACCGCGCAACCTTTCGCGAGTGGCTTCGTGCTAGACTCTCTAGTAGATGGCCTACTAGACGAGGACTCGCTCGCTTACTAAGGAGATATATGTCTAAACAAAGCTTTACCACTGGGCAGGTACTTACCGCAGCTCAGGTCAATTCGCTTCAAGCTAACGATTTTAACCAGACCGTTAGCGTCAAGACTGCTAACTACACACTAGCGGCAGCGGATAAAGGTACACGCATAGAATTTAATACCTCTGGATCTGTTACCTGTACTGTCAATAGCGGACTCTTTGACGCTGGAGATACGTTAGTAATTCAAAATAGAGGAGCAGGTACAGCAACTATTACAGCTGGTACAGCGACA